GAATACAAAGCAGATGCGGTATTCATCGACCAAGGCTACGGCACAGGTATTTATAGTATCGGTAAGTCAATGGGTAGACGATGGCGGTTAGTTGCCTTTGGTGGTAAAGCACCTAATGATATGTATCTCAACATGAGAGCGTATATGTGGGGTGAGATGAAAGAATGGCTGAAAGAGGGCGGTTCTATTCCACCTACAGACCAAGGTCTATACGATGATATAACAAGTCCTGAGGCTATCATTGATAAGAACGGACGAATACAACTTGAAAGCAAAAAGGACATGAAAGAACGTGGCTTACCATCTCCAAATAAAGGCGATGCATTAGCCTTGACCTTTGCATTCAGGGTCAATAAAAAAGTGAATGTAGGGAGTAGGGTTCATGCTAATACAGAGTATGATCCATTTAAACGATAAGGGGTGATTAAATGTGCATGAAAAATAAGATGCCTAACACACCAATGCCAGCACCAGCACCAACTGTACAAACGGATGATGCTACTACAACAACTGGTGAAGATTGGTATGCAAAGAAAAAGAAAGGTAAGAAAGGTTTTGAAAGTACTATCTTATCTACGGCAACTGGCACTAAAACAACATTAGGGGGTTAGATATGCAAGGAACTATCCTATCAACGCTTGCTAGACAACCAACTAACACAGAACCTAAAAAACGTGATTACACGAAAATTAAGGCGAAGTTTAAGGCAATGTTCGACAATCGTCAAAAGTACATTTCTAGGTGGAAAGATATTAGAGATTATCAATTACCTTTCTTGGGTGTGTTTGATGATGAACAAGACCAATCAAAAGTACACACCGATAAGATTAATAATGGTGTGGCATGGGAAAGTTGCCAAATCTTTGCTAGTGGTGTAATGAGTGGTATGACACCGCCTAGTAGAAAGTGGTTTAAACTCACGTTAGAAAATGCTGAATTAGCTGCTAATAGTAAGGTGGCAGAGGTGTTAGACGATAGAGAACAAATATTGTACGCAGTATTTGCTAAGTCTAATTTTTATAACACCGTACATCAAACCTATATGGAGTTACCCTTTGGTCAAGCACCTATGTCAATCATGCCTGATGCAAAAGTAGGTGTGAGGTTCACATCCTATCCAATCGGTACATACGCATTAGAGTGTGGCAGTAATGGTGATGTAAATACATTTGGTCGCAAGTATCGAATGACGGCTGACCAGTTGGTGGAAGAATTTGGTTATAATGCTTGCCCTGATAAAGTTAAACGTGCTTATGATGAGGGCAAAGGTAATGCAAGTACATTTATTGTTTGTTGGTTTGTATTGCCGAACAAAGACCGCAACGGAAAATTAGGCAATAAGAATATGCCTTATTCCTCTATCTATTGGTGTGAGGATAGCAACACAGATGAAATCTTGCGACATAGTGGATTTGAAGAATGGGCGATACCGATTGCAAGACACACTACACATGATCTAAGCGGTTATGGTAAAGGGTGTGCATGGTTCGCACAATCAGATGCACAGATGTTACAACTACTTGAAAAAGACTTAGTAACGGCTATTGAATTAGGCATTAAACCACCTATGAGTGCATCATCTGGTGTTATTGGTAGCGTAAATCTATTTCCGGGCGGTGTAACGGAAGTTGATACTAACGAAAAGGTAGAACCAATCTTCAACGTAGGTATTGATGTTGCAAATGTACAAGCGAAGATACAGTTTGTATCAGAAAGCATTAAACGTGCTTATAGTGCTGATTTATTCTTGATGCTTGATAACCTAGATGCAGGGCAAATGACCGCACGTGAGGTTATGGAACGTACACAAGAAAAGATGCAACAATTAGGTCCTGTAGTTGAACGCTTACAAAGTGAGTTCTTGAACCCAATCATTGAACGTACTTATGGCATCTTGGATAGAGCTGGAATATTTCCACCGATTGACGATGAAGTAGCGGAAATGCTGAATGGGTTGGATGTAAAGATTGAATACATTTCTCCATTGGCACAAGCACAGAAAATGTCTTCATTGGTAAATATTGAACAGTACTATGCATTCATTATGTCATTAGCACAGGGTAATGCTAACATCGTTCAGAAATTTAACTTTGAAGAGGCAGCTGACATTTATGGTGTAAATCTTGGTGTACCTATTAAGGTTATTCGTTCCAATGATGAGTACCAACAAATTATGGCGCAACAACAACAAGCACAACAAGAGCAAGAAGAACAAGCACAAGCAATGCAAATGGCACAACTAGCACCTCAAATGGCTGGTGCTGCTAAACAGGCAACAGATGCAGCCAATGACGGAAACCCAGTAATGCAACAATTAATGGGTATGGGGGTGTAGATGAGTAAAACAAAACAAGAATATATTCGTGATCGTGATATTGATGCACTTAACCACGTACTAAGTACTGAACTTGGTAGGTGGTTTTTTTGTAGGCTTTTAGACCGAACCGACATATTGAAACAATCGTTTACTGGTAATTCTGAAACATTCTTTAACGAGGGTAAACGAAAAGTAGGTTTAGCATACATGAATATGCTAGGACAAATTGGTGATGGTGTGGAGGGTGTAAAGAAATATCATCAAGCACAACTGGAATATATCGAACAACAAAAATTATTTGAGGCATTAAAAGAGAAAGGTGAATAAACCACATGGCAGAAGAATTAGAACAAGGCACGAATGATAACACAATGAGTGCGGAAAGTGGTACACCACAAGACACGAATACACAAGAACAACAAGGAACAATCTTAGGTGGTGGTACTGACACAAGCGGTAACCAAGAACCACCTGCAGAACCTGTTGTTTATGATTTCACAAAAGCATTTGAAAGTGGTGAAGTAGACCAAACAATCGCAGATGAGTTTTCTAAAATGCTTAATGGTGTAGGTGCTACGCAAGAGCAGGCGGTAGAGTTAGCTAAATTTGGTAACAAGTATGCTACTGATCTTGTAACTGCTTATGAAGCTAAAAGGCAAGAGGCTTTGGTAGAACAGTATAACAACTACGTAGAACACACAAAAGAGGTATTAGGTAATAAATACGATGAAACTGTAGCTAAGGCAGGCGCAGGTGTAGAAGTAGTAGAAAAATCTATCCCAAACATTCGTGAAATTTTAGCTGAAAATGGTTTAGGAAATCGTGTTGAGTTAATTCAGTTGTTTGCGCAGATCGCTGGCATGGCTGGTGAAGATAGCAATACAAGCAATAGCAAGACAGCTACAGAAATTACAACTGAACAAGAATTAGCAAATCGAATTTATAAGGATATGTAAAAGGAGATTAATTAATGGCAATCGGAACTATGAACCCAACTATTTTAGACGTTGCAAAACGTATGACAGGTGATGGTAATCTTGACAAAATTGTTGAGATGATGAACCAAACAAACGAAGTTTTAACAGATATGACTATGCTAGAGGGTAACTTACCTACTGGTAATGTATCTACAGTACGAACTGGCTTACCTAAAGTTGCATGGCGTGTGTTTAATGATGGTGTAGAACCTAGTAAATCTGCAACTGCACAAGCTACTGACACTTGCGGTATGCTAGAGGCGTATGCAGTTGTTGACCGTGAATTGGCAAAGATTGCTAACAACGCAAAAGAATTCCGTTTACAAGAAGATCGTGCATTCCTAGAAGCAATGAACCAAGAAATGGCATCCACTCTATTCTATGGTTCTAAAGCAATGCCAGAAAAGTTTGTTGGTTTGACACCACGTTATTCTGACAAAACCGCTAAAAGTGGTGAAAACATTATTGATGCTGGCGGTACTGGTGCGAACTTAACATCTATTTGGCTTGTGGTGTGGAGTCCTAATACAGTACATGGTATTTATCCAAAAGGTTCTAAAGCTGGCTTTGAAATGGAAGATGATGGTGTTGTTGATGTAACAACAACAGAGGGTAAAAAGTATAAAGCATACCAAACACACTACCAATGGAAAAACGGCTTAACTGTTCGTGATTGGAGATATGTGGTTCGCATTGCAAACATTGATGTTACTAAACTTAAAAAGGATGCATCCACTGGTGCTGATTTAATCGACCTAATGATTGATGCAGAAGAAAAAGTGCCTAACCTAGGTATGGGTAGACCAGTTTGGTACATGAATAAAACTGTTCGTGGTTTCTTGCGTAAACAACTTAACGAGGGGCATAAATACCAAACTGCAGCTGGTGAAGAGCCGGGTAAAATTACAGTTGATTTCAATGGTACACCAGTTAGACGAACTGATGCATTGATCATTGGCGAACAACAAGTACGATAATTTAAGGGGGTAACTACTTATGATGTTAGATAAAGATAATACGTTTTTCTTACGTAAAGATATTACTACAAACACAAATTCCGACGTTGTTTATAATGGTGGTGCTGGTAATGCATATGTTGCACCTTGGCTTGTAATTCGCCTTGAAAAAGATGTAACTGGTACACCTTTATTCAATGTGTATACCTCTGATAAAGAAAATATGGCTAATGCAGTTTTACTTCATGGCATTACGTTGCCTGCAAACGCTAAAGCAGGTACAGAGATTGTTACACGTTTAGGACAAGGTGCAAAAGAGTATATCAGAATTAACGCTAACAATATGACTGCTGTCGCTATTTCTGCATTCTTGGTGTTTGATGCGAATACAATTTAATGGGGGTAACTATGTTAGTAACAACTAAAAAGAAAATTTACTTGTGCGATTTTGGTGTTGTTGATGAGGGTGTAGAAATTGATGTTTCTGCAGAAATCATTGAACAGTTTGGTCATGAAACTTTTGAGGGTATTCCGGTTGAAGTTGATGAACCAACGGTAGAACCTGCGGAAGAAACTGTAGAACCTACACCAAAGAAACGTGGTAAAAAAGCGGAAGAAACTGCTGAATAATTGAACGAGGGGTGCTTATGCATCCCTCTTTTTTTATAGAGAGGTGAGAGTATGACACCTACTGATATTTGCAATCAAGCATTATCGCTTATCAATGCTGGTCGAATACGTTCTATTGCAGAAGAAAACGAACCTGCTAGACAATGCAGATTGCATTATGATCTAACAAGAAAAGTATTGTTAGAACAATATGAATGGAACTTTGCACGAAAACGTGAACGTGCGGTGTTATCTGAACATAAGATTGATGGTTGGGGTTATGTGTATGCATATCCTGAAAAATGTGTTCGCATCCTTGCGGTAATTCCACAGGGTGAACGATACCGAGCGGAAAAGCAACGTGAATATGATGTTTATTTGACTGATAACAATACAAAGTACATCGTATCTGATGTACCATTGATGCACATTGATTATGTGTACGATATAACCGATGCTGATGTAATGAACCCTATATTTGTTAAAGCATTGGTGTGTAAGATGGCATCTGACCTAGCAATGCCGTTGACAGGTAATAGCGGTTTATTCGACCAATCGTACAAGTTGTATCAAGCAGCATTACAAGAGGCAAAATCTATGAGCGCAAAAGAACGTAGATTAGACATGCCTTATGTTTCTAGCTATTTGAAAGCAAGGAGTTGGTGATATGCAACCTATGTATATAGGGCAAGTCGCATTTACTACAGGTGAAGTATCGCCGGATGTATCAAGCAGATTTGACTTAGAACAATATAAAAGTGCATTACTGATTGCTGAAAACGCAGTTATTCGACCTTATGGTGCGGTAGCTAGACGGCAAGGTTCACAGTTTATCGGTTACGCTAAGTACAATGATAAACCTGTTAGACTGTTTGAATTTACCACGAATAAAAACCAATCATTCATGCTTGAATTTGGTGATAGGTATGTTAGAGTATGGCGCAATGGTGTGTATACAAATGTTGAAGTAGCGACACCATTTGAGGCGGACGTTGTAGGCGAATTAAACTGCATCCAAAGTGGCGATGTAATGTTCATTTGTAGTGGTAAGTACCCTATTCAAACGCTATCACGATATAGCGATACTGACTGGCGGATGAGTGCATACAAGCTAACTGAACAACCTTATGATGAAATCAATACCGATAATGGACATACATTAACTGTTAATGGCGATACGATCACATCTACAAAAGACCTCTTCACACAAGATATGGTAGGTAGTGTAATTCAGATTGCATACTATGTAGAAGCGGTACACACTAAGTCCGCTGGCGAAGTGGTAGAGAAAAAAGTTAGACGATATATGCAAGGTCAAACAGTTGAAAAGACCTATAATAATATCAATTACAATGTTGGTGCGTATAGTACTGATACAGAACTATCATGGAAGTTCACAACGCATGGTACATGGGAAGGTACTGTAAAACTACAGATTTCTAACAACGATGGACAAACATGGAAAGACTACAGAACGTACTCATCTAAGAATGACTACAATGTTACTGATACAGGTAAGATAGAGGCTGGAGCAAGGTTAAAATATATCTCCGATATTAAAGGTGGTTCTGTAAATTGCGACTTATCTATCATGCCATTCACTCAATATGGTATCGTTGAGCTTAAAAGCGTAACCGATGCTAAGAATGCAAAGGTTAATGTTCTGAATGGTATTAAAGAGGGTGAACCTAGCCACCAATGGAAGTTAGGCAGTTGGAATAGGGGTAGAGGTTATCCAAAGTTATGCACATTCTATCAAGACCGATTTGTGGTCGCTGCTACTGATAGCAAGCCTAACTATATTTGGTTTAGCCGTACTGGTGATTATCCTAACTTTGGTGTTGAAAAAGTAGGCGGTACGATTACAGATGATAGTGCAATCACACTACCAGTAATTAACCGCAAGATGTATGAAATTAGACACCTTGTACCAGCTAATGACTTGATTGTTTTAACAAGTGGTAATGAGTGGATAGTTGATGGGAGCAAGACTATTACACCTACTAACTGTTACCTTAAAACACAAACACAACGTGGTGCGTTAAAGTGCGAACCACAGTTTATCGGTAATCGGTGCGTGTTCGTTCAAGAGCGTGGCGGTACTGTTCGTGATATGGGTTACTCTTACGAGAGCGACAACTACACAGGGCAAGACCTTACATTGTTTGTTAAAACATTGGTTAAAGGTCATGTAGCGGTTACAAGTGCTTATGCACAAGACCCTGACAGTATTATTTACTACGTTCGAGATGATGGACAACTTAACTGTTTAACCTACATACCTGAACAAAAGGTATATGGCTGGTCGCACTTTGTTACTAATGGCAAATACCGATATGTTGAGAGCGTGGCAGAGGGTGAACAAGACACAATCTATTTTGTAGTAGATCGTGTTATCAATAATAAAAGTGTGAAATGCATTGAACGTAGTATTCCTCTATACACAGAAGATAATTCCGATGTGTTCCTAGATTGCTATGTTAAAGTCGCTAACTCTATTAAGACTGATTACATCAACGCACCTCATCTTGTAGGGCAAATGGTAGACATAGTAGTAGATGGACAACAGATGCCATCTAGGGTAGTACCACAGACTGGTGTCATTAAATTAGATGGTAAAGCAAATGTAATTACTGTTGGGTTACCTTATACTACTAAAATCAAAATACCTAGTGTAGAGCAACAAATAAACGATGGCACATTGCAATGTAGATTGGTAACTATAACACGAGTTGCGTTGCGTTTATATCGTTCGTATGGTGGTAGTGTTGGTAAAACATTTGATGATGTAGATGATTTAATCTTAAAACCTAAATCGCTATTTACTGGTGATACTGTAATAGTACTACCTAAGATAGCAACTAGCGTTAATACTAATACAGAAATCTGTATAAAACACTCAAAACCTTTCCCATTTAACCTATTAGCGGTTACAAGAGAGGTAGAAATTGGCGGTGGTTTCCCAAATGTTCATGGAATGTAATATTTGCCCCTCTAAGCACATTTCTTTAATTCGTGAGTTATATATCAACTTACGTTCGATAGATGCCTTAGAGGTTAAATATATCAATCGAAAAAATTCAAATTACGGAGAAAATGACTTTGTAAACGATATTCTTGGGGAAGATTATCAAAGTCGCATTGTAATTGATAATGGCAAGCCATTATGTGTATATGGGGTATCAAACACATCAATAAATGGGATGCATTGCATTTACTTTTTGGGGAGTAAAGAATTTGAACGTAGTTTGACACTACAAAAACAATTCATAAAAGTTAGTAGAAATATCATTGGGGAATGGCTACAAACTAGGGAAGTACTTTTTAATTACATACACAAAGAAAATTACCGCACCATTAGATGGCTAAAATCTTTAGGTGCGGTTATTCATTACGATATTAACGATGGGGATATGGTTTTATTCACATTGAGAAAGGGGGATGCGAATGTGTAACCCTATTGCATTAACCGCAGCAAGTATGGTTGGTACATTGTTTACGCAACATCAACAGGGTAAGGCGCAAGCTGCCATGTACAACCAGCAAGCAAGGGTAGCAGAGGCGAACGCACGAATAAGTGATCGCAAGCAAGAACAGATTGCAGACCAAGCCTTGCAAGAACGAGATAAAATGTCAGATAAGATGCGACTTATCCAAGGTCAAAACACGGCAGAAACTGGTGCAAGTGGTTTGACTATGAGCGGTACACCATTACAACTCATGGCATCTAGCTATGACGAGTACAACAAGGACATTCAAAATTGGGAAACTAACAAGAATAACAGTATCTACAATGAATATCTTAATGGCATGAACTACCGCAACGAGGCAAGCACCGCACGAGCAGCAGCAAGTAATGCTAAGAAACAAACCAGAATGGCTATGCTAGGTACGATATTAAGTGGTGCATCTAGTATTTATGGACTTAAAGGTCAATATGGCGGTAGTAATATTAAAGCTAATACAAACTACTACACACCAAATGAAAGTGCTTTGAAAGCAGCTGGTGTATCAAATGTTAAGTTTGTTACAAGAGGTGCAGTTAGAAATAATAGGTGGGGTATTTAATGAAGTTAGTTAATTACAATGGCGAACAAAAACTAAATACCATAAGTGGCGGTGTTCAAGTTACTGGAAATGAATTAGCGTTTGGCGGTAATCAACAAGGTTTAAAAGGTGTAATTAATGCCATTGATAATATTAACGCACAGATGCAAAAGCGACTTGATGAAGATTTGAACATAGCCTATATGAACGCTGAAACAGATTATAAGAATAGAATATCTTATGAACTGACAAATAAAGAAAATGGTATTCTTCATAAAGAACTGGATGGTGCTGCTAATGCTACACAACTGTTTAATGAGGCAGAAAGCAATATCAGACAAGATGTGTTTAACAAGTTACCTAATAACGATAGATTGCGTGAGCGTTTTCTTCAAATGGTGGAGAAAGACTATCACGCAAATAATATGCGTGTACAAGTGCATGAGCGTTCAGAACGTGAAAAGTACAAGGATGTAACATTCAACAACAATGTAAAATCATCTGAACAGATTGCAGTACTAGGCTATAACAACCCTAACATTGTATCTAATTCTCTTAACACCATTAAGAATAGTATTGAAACTATGTATGGTGATAGAGGTGAAGAGTTTGTAAAAGCTAAATATCAAGAAGTAGCAGATAGAGTTGGTGGTTCAATCATCGATGAAACTGTAACACGGAATGATATTACCGCAGGACCTCAAACAATCGCAGTACTACGAGAAATGGGTGTAAGTGAGGGGATATTATCAAAGGCCGCAGTTGCTATTGATAAGGTGAACACGCAACAAACCATTGATAAACGTATTGTAGGTGATGTAGATACCTTTGGTGAAGATGATGCTAGTATCGAAAAAGGTGCTGATGCATTTATTGCTAGTCTACCTAAAGCAGGACAAGGCGGAAATTTAAATGTAGCTGCACTTGATAGTGCGGTTAATGAACAGTTAGGTAAGCCATATTTACTTGGCGGTGATGGTGGCGAAAGTACAGACTGTGGTAAGTTTACACTTGATGTGTCCGCAAAGGCAGGTGTTACCCTTAACTACCGCACTGCAGATGGGCAGTACTTGCAAGCTGAACAAGAGGGCAAACTTATACATGATGTATCGCAAGCACAAAAAGGCGATTTAGTCTTTTGGCACGTTCCAAGTAATGAGGCTAGATGGGCAACTAGTGATGATCCAAGTGCAGTTAATTCTGACGATAAAGCCTATAAGGGTGTAACTCATGTAGGGGTTTATATGGGCGATGGTAAAGTTGCACAAGCTGGTAGCGGTGGTGTGTCTATCGTAAGTACTGATATATATCCAATCGTTGGTGTAGGTAAGTTTAGCGGTAGTGCTAAAGGCTATACAGACGGCGAACTCTTACAAAAACGAGAAGAGTATATGAAAGCCTATAAGGTGGAAGTATCAAAACGTAAGAAAGCAAGAGCAGAGGCACTAGCACGGCAAAAAGAGGCTATTCAACTACAACTAATAGAAATGGGTAAGAATGGTGCATCTAGTGGTGAAATGGCTAATTTCTTAGATAATGCTATTGGTGATAACAAAGAATTGACACTAGCATTTGGTTCACAAAGAAATCAATTCATGAGAGCAAATGAAAGAGAACAACAAGCTGCTAACCAATCATGGGGAATGAATGAAATTCGTTCCATGCTTGGAAATAACAAACCTCAATCAGAAATTTTTAAGTTTATTGATGATAACCATATTAATTTATCGTTAGAGCAATACAACTCATTGCGTAAAACTCTTAATGACCGTGATAACGGAACTGGTGATTATGCACCAGAGTTAGCCGGTGTGAATTATGTTCTTAATGATAGTTTAGAGAACATGAACGAACAACAAAAGGGGTTAGCACGGTTAGGCTTTAAACAACAAATGGGTGCATGGGTATCTAAGTTTAGAGCATCTGAGGGGAGAGAACCAACAAGTACTGAGTTAGATTGGGCTGCACATGAAATAGCAGGTAATACAATAATAGAAACAACAAAAGTAGAACACTTCTGGCAAAATGGAGATAATTATAAAACTAATACATCGATGGCTATGTTGGCTGGTGATGGTATTGTTAATTGGAAAGTACTTGGTGATACACATTATATAAGACTTTATAAATCTAATGGTGATTTTGAAGATATGGATGAGGGTACATTCCATGCTAAGTATAATATTGAGGGATAGGTGGAAATATGTCTAATAACCCATGGAAAATAGAACAACAGAAAATCAACCCATTTATTAACAAGGATGGCGATCATGGAGAATTAGGCACACCTGTTAATGGAGTTGTAGGTAATGCGGTAGATGCAGTAAAACAAGTAGGTAATGCGTTAGGCAATTTAGCAGATGCACCTTATCTAGTCGATACAACTGGTAGTGGTAAAGATAGAACTTTACAGACTGTATCTACCATTGGCGAGGCTTTAAAGGAAAACCCTATTGTAAATAACCCAGCATTGCAAGCTGCATCAGCACGTTTTATCTATGCAAGTAATGATGCGGTAAAAGCTAATGCAGCACTAGACTATGCTAATAAACTGAACATAGGTGCTGATGTTATCTTGAATAGCGGTGAAACAGGGTTCACAAGAGCAGCCTATCTTGCTAATCAAGTAGATAGAGGGCGAACAGTACAATCGCTATATGATGAGTACCCAGAGTTATACAAGATTAAATATGGTTCACAATCAGAGGCTATATATAGTTTAGACAACTTACAATCTATAAAGTCTACTCATGGTATATGGGATAGCATCCAACAGAATATATGGTCTATCAATGATCAGATGAAATTGGGCGATGCTGGTTATGAATTATCCAACACTACAGACCCTAAGAAAATCGAAGAATTAACAAACGAAATTCAACGCTTACAAACTAACCTTGCAAATTATCGTCATGCAGATGGACTAGATGTAGCACAATCTGTAATCGGTGAAACCGCAGGGCAAGGCTACATGATGGTAAAACAAGGTGGTATAGGTGCGGTAGCTGGTGCAGTTGCTGGTGCATTAATTGGTGGCTTAGCTACAGAGGGTGTAGGTGCAACCGCTGGTGCTGCTACTGGTGCTAAATGGGGTGGCGGTGCTGATATGGCACGTAATATGTACAAAATGTCATTTGGCAATAAGTACATTGAACTCACGCAAAAGAAAGATGCAAACGGAAACCGAGTATACACAGACCAAGAGGCTAATCAATATGCTATGTCTTACGCTGCTATTGATGCAGGTATTGAGTTTGCAGCAACTGCAGCTATGGGTAAAGCGTTTAAAGCAGTAGCCCCTAAAGGGATGATTGCAAAAGCTATTAGTGCTGGTGTTGGTGATACTGTTAAAACCTTTGATAGAGGTATTGGAACAACAGTTGCCCAGATGGCTAAAAACTCTATTAAAGCTGGTGTACCTGAATTATTCGAAGAGGGCTTGCAAGATGTAAACGAAAAGGTGCAACATAACCTAACACGCAAGGATAATGACCTAGAGGGTTATTATAGCGTAGGTGATATTGCTATAGGTTCGCTAGATGCAATGAAACAAGCATTGCCAGCGGTAATCGGTTTTGGTGCTATCGGTGGTGCAGTAGGTGGTGTACGTACTGCAAAGGCTTTCCGAGATTTCCAAAAGCTAACACCTGAACAACAACAAGCAGCAATTATTGCAGAGCAAAACCGCAATGGTGCAGTCATTATGGATAATGTTCGTAAGGATAGTACTACAAATAAAATCGCAAAAGAAAACCCTGAACTATACGGAAAAATCGTACAAGCACAGGGCGATAAAGTAGGTGTATCTACTCAATATGTAGATGTAGCGGAATTGGTACAATATGAAAACGGACAACTTGCTATCCGTGATATGGTAGATAATGGCTTAGTAACACAAGAAGAAGTAAAAGCAGCTATTGAGGCGGATGCACCTGTTGAAATTCCTATTGGTAGTTATGCACAAGTATCTATGAATTTGTCAGATGAAACTGTAGAGGCTTTAAAACAAACCTCTTACTTTACACGTGGCGGTATGTCATTGGCAACTTTGGAACGTGCAAAACAAGAAGTAGATGTTGCTAAATCTGTATTGAAAGATGATACCTCTAAACGTGCGGAACGTATCAAAGATGATATTATCCGTAATGAATTTGATGGTGCATCTGATGTAGATCGTGAAGTACTTAATGAGGTATTATCTGACCCTACAAACATTAAACGTAACTTTAATAACTTATTGCATACATTAAAAGAAAAGTATAGAGAAACCTATGCTAGTGATTTTGATAATGCGGATAAATCTATCAATGATGCGGTAAGTACTGGTATTGAACCACAATGGTTAGTTGATTATAAAGCTAACAATGGCGGTAAAGCACCACGAACTAATGCAGAACGCAGACGAGCAGCATATGAGTATAGCCGAGCAACTACAACGGCAAGCCTTGATGGTAATGCTGATGCATTAGCACAATCTGATGCACATTATGCAGATATGGAACATATGTTGATGCAGATTGAAAGCCTAGAGGCTATGAAAGATAAGGTCTTTGAAATTGCGGATAAGAATGTTGCACTACGTATGAATCTAACAAAAGCAGGTCATGAAGTATATACAAAGGTTCGTGAACTGTTAGAAACTAGCACTAAAGGTCATATCAAGCAACAAGCACATGAGGATGCATTATTGGTAGCAACTCATGCTGATGTGTTCGCACAAATCATGCGTGAGGCTGGTAATGCACGTTATACTGCTATGGACTACCTAAATACTTTACGATTTGATGTAAATGCCAAGATGAATGGCAAAGATGGTTATGCACAAGCTGCATGGCATGGTTCGCCTTATGATTTTGATGAGTTTGATTTAGGTGGTATTGGCGGTGGCTTAGGGCATCAAGCATTTGGTTGGGGTTTGTATTTTGCTGAAAAGCGAAATGTAGCTGAAAATTATAAGGTAGAGCGTAAATCGAAAAATGAATTTACGTTAAATGGAAAGAATTTACCTGATGAGTATGCTCCTGTTATTAATCAGATATTTGGTGGTATTAATGTAGAGAATAATAAAGAAACTCTATTAAAACGATTAGTATCTCATAGAGAAGATGAGCAAGATAGTTTAAATAGAGTTACTAAAAATTTAAATGAATTAGATGGCATCGTTGAATTTATTACACAAAACAGTAAGTTTACTATTAGCAAATTACCAACACTTGTTGATAGTAAGTTTGAACGAATGGCAACTGTTATGTTAAATGATGCTAAAGCTAAAGCTAAGGCTGATAACAAACGAGTTAATAAAGAGTATTTACTAGATGCTATTGATGAGGAGCGAAAAAAATATAACAAGCATTATATTTTTTATAATGATATTGTTTCTAAAATTTCATATCTAATTGATAATATTAATAATTTTGAAGTAACTTCTGGTTCAAAACCAACATTGTATAATGTAGAAATTCCAGATGTAGACACAATGTTAGATTACTCAAAACCAATTAACGAGCAATCGGAATATGTTTTAGATAAAATTAAACAATTAGATTTGACTGATACCAATATGACTGGCAAAGAGTTTTATAATAATTTGTCAGAAAGTTTGGGGAGCGACAAAAATGCATCTCTTAAATTAAACGAATTAGGTGTAAAAGGGATTAAATATAAACATGGTCTTACTCATAACTTTGTAGTGTTTGATGATAAATCTATTCAAATCATCGAAAAATATAATCAATCTATCAATGGTATGACTACCATCAAATCTCAAACAGAACGTATTGTAGAGTTATTTAAAACTGCTGATAAATCAACATTTATGCACGAGATGGGTCATGTATTCTTTGATGATATTAAGACCTTAGCTGAAATGGAAAACGCACCTCAACAGGTCAAAGATGATTGGCAAGCGTTGAAAGAGTGGAGTGGTTGGAACGATAACGAAACAATCAATACAGATGCACACGAGAAATTCGCTAGAGGGTTTGAGGCTTATCTAAGAGAGGGTGAAGCACCTACTAAATTCCTTGAACGCACATTCAGACGATTTAGTAAGTGGCTAAGTGCTATCTATCGTGCGGTATCACGCTTAGGCGGTTTGCCACCTAAAGATATTAGGGACGTTATGGATCGTATGCTTTCAACCCAAGAGGATATAGAGGCATATGCAGAGCAACAACAACTTGAACAATTCGAGAAAACTGAACTCTATAAGCAGTTATCCGAGCAAGACCAAGCACGTATGCAGTCCTACATTGCAGATGTTAAGGAAAAAGCAAAAGAACGTGTAATGCGAAAACTCATGAAAGAATTGGATAATAGACCAATTAAACAATGGGAAGAAGAAAAGGATGCTATCCAAATTGAAATCGAAAAACGATTGATTGAACAATATCCTATCTACAAAGAGCATCAACGATATAACGTGTTTGGTGATGGTGCATTGAAAGATACACAGTACAACTCTATTGAAGAGTTAGAGAAAGCGGAAGTAGAACAAACTGGTGCTACATTTAACGATGCTATCAATCAAGAAATGGACAATGCGAAAGCAGAGTTTGTGCGTGATAACAACGTAGGCAAAACTAACGAACAAATTGCAGAGGAAATCTTACTATCTACACAAGGTCAGATGAAACTTACCGAAGAGGAAAGTAAAATTATCCAACAATCTACTAATCGTGAATTGGCAAAAAACTGGGAATTGTTAGAACGTATTCGTAAACTAGACCCTAACGCAGAAACTATTGATACAGAATTAAGTGAAATCGAAAAAGAGGTTAAACCTACTAAGTACGATATTCTTAAATCTGATAAGAAAAAGGTGGATGCTGCACTTGTTGA